GATACTGGCCGTTCATGGATGTAACATTTCCAACGAACTCCTGACCTTCGATAAACATGGCCTCCTCTCCTTTGAACTTTCCTACTCGTTTTCGGTGGTAACTAGCGGGAATCGTGTAGTCATTGGCAAGAGCGGCAGGTCTAAAAGAAGCCTTTCGGCGATTCTTTCTAGCTCGTGGTCTATTCGTTCCTGCGACCGCAACCTTGACAGTTGCTTTTGCCTTGCGATTTGCGCGTTTCTTATTACGACCTTTTTTCGGTAGGATTTTGGTTTTAATAGCGACATCTGCCATCTCGTACACATTTTTCACTCCGTTAACATGCTCATTACCCTCGGGACGGAGTTGGGTCAAATTGGTAAAATTCGTAAAGCCACTTTGAAATGTGCCGACGTACATGGATATTCTAAACTGTCTAGTCTTGAAGGAGGGATGCCCGCGAGCATCGGGATTTTCTTTCAAATAGAGTTCGATCACCCTCTCTATACCAGTACGGTCGTCGCTGAACTCGGCCAATAACTGCGCTGAAGAAAGTCGATTAACGTCGTTATCCAACGTCCTTTCACCTAACTTGCAGATCAAACCAGATAAAACTTTCGCAGTATTGAACTTAGGTACCCAAAAAGGCACGCCATTCAGAATGATTCTTTGGGGGACTGTTGATAGGTAAGTACAATCCTCAAGTCTAGTAGCAGTGTGGCTGTCAACCTCGGCACCGAGGGACTCCCACATTTTGTCTGCTGCATTGATACAATTGAGATTTGGTCCTTTAGCCAACTTGTCGTCACCAGTGTGTTGAGCAAAGTTGCCGTCTTTATGATAATCAGTAAGACTGGCATAGAACTTGCTTGCTGAGGCGAACTCAACAATCTTGTGTCGATCAACATTACCAGGTCCGGTACGGTGGCTACCTGATTTCTCGCCGCGCGAGGTAAGATACATCTCACCCCTGGGCAAAATAACAGGACCTATATTAACGTCCTCTGTGAGTCTGTGTCTCAGATAGTAAGTGTCAACCTTAAAGTCCTCAAGACCAAGTTCGGCGGCCTTTGGGGCCAACGAACCTAGGAGGTCATAAAATTTGACAAAACGTCTTTCATAGCAGGCATTAGTGGCAATGTCTACGAGTTGATTTAGTCTAGCAGCTTGAACTGAGTCGTATTTACCGACATCAGAAAAGCCAAAAGCTTTACCATCCTCGAAGTCCTTGCACATGTAATCGTAACTTCCCCCAAAAATGGGA